CGGAAAACAGATTGTGGAGCCTATGCATATTTTCCTCCTACTATGACCTATCCATATTTGCCAAGATCTTCAAGATCTCGACTCTTGCGTCCACGGTGATCGCTCGACGCGGGCCGTCTCCGGTGGCTTCGGGTTCTTCGTCATGCCGGGCAAATCGCCCCATTCCTTCGCCCAGGGCACGAGTACACACCGGCAATTTGGGTGCGCCGGTGGTCTCGAATGCGTGCTCGTGAAGGTGACGGGCTTGCCTGCTCGAAGCTCTTTCCATTCGGCCTTGAACTCGCCGTCCAACGCCACCACTGCGCCGTCCAGCGCCGCGCACCGCGGGCAGCGCCGGTGATCCATGGCCGAGTCCCATCGCATCAAGAGCTCGACGTCGAGCGATTCCTGCGCCTCGTGGAGACCTTGCTTGTGGATCTCGTTGTAGCCGTTCATGACCTCGGTCCGGGCCACAAGGTGAGCGCGCCGGCGCATGCCGGTGAACACCTCCGGGATGGAGCGCTCGAGCCGGTTGCCAAGCTGCTCGATGCTCTCGCCGCGGATCTTACCGGTCGCCAGCTCGAGCGCTAGCCGCTCACGCGCCCATGAGTCATAGCGGCGCAAGCTGGCCCGATAGTGGCTCACGAGCAGGTTATCTGCCCTGGACATGATCACCGCGGAGTCCAGCGCAACGGGCTGCACCGTGCCCTCGAAGATGTCGCCGAAGTGCAGGAGCGAGCGCTCGATATGCTTGGTGGCCAGGATGCCGGCCCTGCTCGTTCCCTGCCGGATCGTCTTCTCCAGTTCCGGCCTGATGCGCCCGATCGCGTCACCCGCTTCGCGGAGCTGCAAGAGCGCGTTGCGGTACTTCTGCGTCGTGAATCGCTCCTCTCCGTCCTGTCGGGCAAGCCACGCGCGCAAGGCCCGCTCGGTCTCCTGCTGCGCCCTGGCGATCACCGGAGCGATGCGGACGAGGGTGTCGCTATCGAGCGACTCCACGTCACGAACGATCGATTGCAGAAGCGAGCGGTACTCCTCCGCCATGGGTCCGCGGATGCGGGTCATGCGTCTTCCGGATCGTCCTGCTCTTCGGGCTCATCCTCGGCCCCGGGGATCGTGGTCCTGGTCTCTTCGAGCGGCTCATAGACCACGTTTTCGTCGAGCTCCTTCTCGATCGCCTCGACCACCTCCGGCGTTGCCAGATCGCCCAGAATCAGCTTGCAGAGCTGGAGTAGCGATAGCTTCTTGAATGTCGGGCTCGGAACGTCCAGTTCTTTGACGAGCACGCCTCGCTCGACCTCGCCGTCCACGTCTGCCAGGTCGAATTTCTCGAAGCCCTGCGCGGTCCACTGCGCCACGAGTTCGACCTCGCCACGCCCCAGCGACACGAGTCGCACGATATCGAGCGCGACCTCGCGAAGGTGCTCACCCAGTGCGCGAAGGATCACGCTGGCCGCTGCCTTGTCCTGCTTCTTCGATTCGCCGCTCCTCTTGAGCGCTGCTGCCCCGTTGTCCGTGGACAGAGCCATCTGGTGCGTGACCCGGTGCATGTCGTCGCGGATGTCGGTGCACGACTTGAGGATCTGGTCAAACGAAGCGGGATCGGGTCCGACGAAGCGCGCATCATCCTCCTTGCCGCGCACCTGGACGTAGCCCGGGCCGCGGGTCTGGTTGATGGCCCGATCGGGATCCGAAGCCATCCCTTCCTCGACTCGCACACCCGATCGCCGCTGGTTGTCCTGGAATTCGTAGAGATCCTGAAACGCGCTCTGCGTCTGCGCCCAGTGCAAACCGCTTCTCAGGTTCAAGTGCGCGCTGGCCATGCGCCCGAGCTTGTCCATCGCCCAGAGGCCAGCCGGCAGCACCATGCGGGCAAGGGGCACGCGCTGGAAGGTGTGCGCGCCCTCGTCGATCAGCGGGATGATCTGCTCGTCGCGGATCTCCTGGTCTTCCTTGACCACGATCTCCAACTTCGCCCATTTCTCCTTGTCGTAATACCACCACGTGCGGCGGATCTTGTTCCGGTCGTCGAAGAGGGTTTCCCGCGGGCGATCCTCGAAATAGAGCAGCGCCCATTTAAGTTGACCATTATCGGTCTCCTCCCAATCGAGCACGCATTCCGGCGCGATCGGCATCGCATAGGCCCGGAGCGCGCCAGCCTTCTCCTGGTCGTATTGGGAGCCGAATTGCAGCGGCTCGCCCTGCTCGTTGCGCATCGCGGGGAGCTCGACAAGCGTCCACGCGCACCCGCACACCAGGGCGGTCTCGATGAGCTCTTTTAGGAGCTGGTCGATCGAAACCGTGCGCCCCCCGGCCTTGCTCACGTCCCCGAAAAACTCATCGTAGAAGGCCGGATAGGCGTCTTCGCTCTCATCGCCCCCGGTGGACATCGATAGGCTCTGCTCGGCAATCGCCGAGACCAGGTGCCCGATGATCTCGCCGGCATAGGGGATGTAATAGGCGCGCGTGACGCGCTCCAAGTAGATCGCCGGATGCTCGTCGCGGTGCCGCGGGAAAACTTCCTCGCATACCCGGGCATCCTTGAAGATCGCCTCGCCGCCCTTGTACAGCGCCCGAAGACGCGCCCATTGCGCCGCGTCCCTGCTCGGATGCTCGCGGCAAAGCAGCTTGTATGGCACGCCAGGGCCGCGATACTCGCTCGGCTTGCCCTGGCCACCCCCGGCTCCCTTGTGCCGCTCCTCGGCTCGCTGGATGGCTATGGCCGCCAAGGGACCGTGGAGCATCTCGCCTGAATTCTGCATTGCCATACGCCTTCAAGCTACTTCCATCGGCCCGGTGCAGCAATACCCCCGCGGACTATGCGCCCGGTCGATGGGTTGATCAGTTCATTGAACGCATGCGCGGTGCCGTCAACCTGGTCGTCGTGCTTGTCGTTCACGCCGGTGAAGATCTGGACCTCGGTGAGGTAGTGGCGCAGCCAGGGCGCCCGGGCGGGGACGCGCAGACGGCCCTGATTCCAGAAATGGCTTGCCGGCTGGGCGCGCTGATACTTGTCGCCGAGCATCGGCGCCTCGACCACGTCGATCCCCGGGGCGATGCGCAGGAGGAGCTGTGGCACCGCCTTGAAGCCGGCCACCGCCTCGACCACGATCCCCGCGCCGTACCATCGCCGCTGCAAGGCGACGAGATCCTCAGCGAACTGCGGTACCGAGACCTGCTCGCGGTAGACGTCGAGGATATATGCCACCGCCTCGCGCTTGCCCGTCTCTTCGTTGCGCTCGTTCCGCACGCCCAGGACCACGGCAGCGCTGTAGTCGGACGCCGTGCTCTCCGATGCGGCCGGGTCCGCACCGATCACGATCGTCATGCCGTCGAGCTTGAGGCTTTCGGGCTCGTAGAAGGTCGGGCGCCCGAATACCTGGGTGCCGCGCGGGCGGGGTAGGCCATCGTACAGGGCAGCCCAGGACCACGGCCCGATCTGCCGCTTGATGGATTCTAGCTCCTCGACCGGGAAGCGCTCGGGCCACAGCGGAGATCCTAAAGATCGCCCGATCGGGTCATCGATGCCGGCAATGGCGGGGATGTTGATGATCTCCCAGCCCATATCACCGAGTCGACCGATCAGGTCATCCTCGTGCCAGCGGGTGTGAATAACGACCACGCTGGCACCTTCCAGTCGGGTGATTACGACCTCGTTGAACCACTCCCAGATGGTCTCCCGGCGCGTGATGCTGTCGGCCTCCTGGCGATTCTTGAAGGGGTCATCGACGACCATCAGGCCGCTGATGCCCTGCCCGGTAAGACCGCCGCCCACACCACCGGCGAGCAGTCCACCGCCCTGAAGCGTGCGCCACTCGTCCATGCCGCGCGAGTCGCGCAGGAGCTGCACACCGGCCCGCATGGCGAGCTCTCGGGCCACCCTGGACTTGCTGCGCCCCTTGCGGTCCGAGTACGTGTAATAGCCGCACGTGTCCGCTGGCGAGTGTTTGAGCCACCATGCAAAAGCATAGAGGATGGCCGTAGTCTTCGCGTGCCTCGGAGGCCAGGACAGGCAGAAGCGGCGCCGGTTGGCCCGGGCATCCTCAATGCGCTTGCAGAGATATCTGACGTGCGGAGGCGGGGGCAGGGTGGGGCTGATCTCGACGATGAACTCGGGGAGCGGCTGATAGCCGTACAGCTCGCGCAGCAGCAGCTCGGCTTCCGCGCGCTCCTCCGCGGGGAGATCCTCGATTGCCCTCTTGGCCTTCGTTTGCCAGAGGAGCTGCCTTATCTCCCCGTTCTGCACTGACTACGTGTGATACGAGACGCCCGGAATCATGGCTGCATGCGTCCAGACGCGATTGCCGATGGTGCCGCCGCGCTTCGTCATCTCTTCGGCTTCGGCGATCGTGACCTTGCGCGCCGTGCTCGACGCTTCCAGCACGCGGCCATCACCGAGCGAGATCGCGACGTGTGCGCGCTTCGGCCGCTGGCCTGCGAGTGGGTCGCCTCCGCTGAAGTAGAAAAGTAGAGCACCCCGGGTCTTCAGCCCCGCGGGGACCGATATCTGATAGTCATGTTTTACGGCATGGCTGAACTGGTTCCACGATCCATCGGGCATCCGCGGCCCGACACCCGCCCGGGCGCATGCCCACTCGATCAACTCTGAGCAGTCGATTGCCGCGGGCGATGCGTCCTGCTTACTGGTCTCGGCGCCGAAGCGATAGGGTGTGCCGATCAGGCTCATGGCCTCGATGATCACGTCTCTGTAGTCGATTGGCATCTGGCCATACTAGATCACTTGGCCCGGATCCACTCCCGGGCGATCTTGAAGATCGCCGAATTGGTGCCGCGGCCTGGAAGGTGACGGCCTGCAATACTCGCGATAGCATGGACCCATGAGCACCCATGATTCGAATCGCCATGGTCCATTGCCTTCCGATCGGATCGCATATGGCCGCATGCATATAGATTTTCTCGAGGCTACCCGTCGCGCCATGCCGGACATGGCCACGTCCACGGCATGCCGCTGCTCCGGTGCACCGATTGGCAGGGGTGGCGCGGTGGAGTGTCTGTGCGATCTACTATTGGAGCCGGTTGCTGGCGTCGTTCCGGCCCATGCCGCGCCACGCGGGGGCGTGTGATGGCCGAGACGATGGAATTTGTGATCACGCTCTGCCTTCCGTGTAGGACGGTCGATTTCGGTACGTACGTGAGCGGCTGCGACGGCTGTAACTACGGGTTGGCCGAACAGGTGCCAAGCCTGTGCGAACACCTGGGCGTGACTGGCGAGCGTGTGGCCGATCGCCAGGCAGCGGCACGCGAGCAGGGCCGGCAGGAGGCTGTGGCGGGGATCATGCAGGTGGCGCGTGACGTAGCTCATCAGTGGGGCCTGGTGGAGGCCAGCTCTATCTACGAGTTTATTGCGCGCATCAAGCGCGGCGACTGGAAGGCGGGCGACGATGAGCGATGAGACCAAGGAGGAGATACAGAGCCTGCGTCGGGCTTTGGTGCGCCTGTGTTGGAACCTTGTCACAGATCAGGCCGAGTGCGAGTGCGACTACGAGGGGGACGAGATCACGAGCATGTGTTCACCATGCGAGGCTTTCAGGGCGCTTGGTCTCGGGGTATGGCCGGCTGAAACCATCCTCGATGAGCCTGGCCACCGGCGCGCCGCGACGATTTTGGCAAAGGTGGATCCATGAGCGATGAGACCAGGCCCTGCCTGACACCGTGGCAGCGGATCGCCAGGGCTGCGAAGCGTGATACGGGCCTTCGCCTGTCAGCAGATGAGGTTTCCCGCCTG